ATGGTAGCCAACCGCTTCCAGCACCGCGGCCTGTCCTTTCCGGTGAAGCTTGACAGGCATGGCCAGCGCAAGCCTGGCGAGTCGCCGCCCAAGCCGCCCGATCTAGCCCCGCGATCGTCGCTTGCCCCGCAGACAGAACCGTCGGTCCCCGGGCTCCAAGTGGCGTCGCCGCCGGCGCTGCGCACCCGCAGTCCCGCTGCCATTCGCCGCAGCATCGCCGACAGCAGCGTTGCCGACATGCTGATTGATTATGTCGAGGGCCGCATCGAGATGGAGCCGCTCAAGGTCACCGTCGCCCTCAACCTGTTGCGCAAGATCCTGCCTGATCTCGCCAATGTCGCGCCGCCTGCCGATCTCGAGGAGGACGCCGCCGATGATCTGTCCCTCACCTTGATCGAGTTTCGCATTGTCGAACCTGAAGCAAAGTGATGTCGCCTCGGCCTTCCGCCCGCTCTTGCAAGCCTCGCGCTACAAATGCGCCTATGGCGGGCGGGGCGGCGCCAAGTCGCATTTCTTTGCCGAGCAGCTGGTGTTGCGCTGCTATGCGCGGCCCCGCCGCGCGGTCTGCATTCGCGAGGTGCAGAACTCGATCAAGGAATCGGTGCGCCAGCTCATCATCGACAAGATCGGCAAGTTCGATCTCGGCGCCTTCTTCACCATTCTCGATTCCGAAATTCGCGGGAAGAACGGCTCGCTCATCATCTTCAAGGGCATGCAGTCCTATAATTCCGAGAACATCAAGTCGCTCGAGGGCTATGACATCGCCTGGGTGGAGGAGGCGCAGAATCTTTCCGATACGTCGCTCAGATTGCTGCGCCCCACCATTCGCAAGCCCGGCTCTGAATTGTGGTTCTCCTGGAACCCGCGCTACGAGACTGACGCCGTGGACAAGTTCTTTCGCGGCGGCGCCCACCGCAAGGATGCCGTCGTCGTCGCCGTCAACTGGAACGACAATCCCTGGTTTCCCGATGTGCTGCGCCAGGAGATGCAGTCTGACTATGCCGCCGACCCTGAAATGGCCGAGCATGTCTGGGGCGGCGGCTATGAGATCGTCTCCGATGCTTCCTACTATGCCCGCCTCATCGCCCAGGCCGAGCGTGACGGCCGTATCGGCGATTTCCCGCATGATCGCAGGCGTCCCGTCTCGACTGCCTGGGACATCGGCATCGATGACTACACCGCCATCTGGTTCTTTCAGGATGATGGCCTCAGCGTCCGCGCCATTGACTATCACGAGACGAGCGGGCAGGGGGCCGAGCAGATCGTGCGCGAGGCCTTGCCTGAACTGCAGCCTTTGCCGGCCCTCATCCCGTCCGCGCTCGCGGCACTGGGCCGCGCGGCGCCCTTTCACTATGATCAGCATTTCCTGCCGCATGATGTGAAGCTGCGCGAATGGGGCGCCGCCGGCCGCACTCGCGCTTTGACCCTCATGGGCCTCGGCGTGAAGCCCCTTCGCGTCGGCGCCCAGCAGGGCCCGGCCGAGCGTGTCAATGCCACCCGCGCCATCCTGCCGCTCATGCGCTTTAACCGCACCGAGCGCGTGATGCTCGGCCTGTCGCGCCTGCGCCGCTATGCCCGCCGCAAGTCGACCACCCTCGGCGGCTTTGCCGGCCCCTTGCACGACATCCACAGCCACGGCGCCGACGCCTTCGGCGAATACGCCGTCAACTGTCCGCTGATCGCCCCGAAACCCGTCGCCAGGCCGAAACGCCAGTTGCAATTCGGCGTTCTGCTCGAAGGCGCTCCGGTCGAACGGTCGACCTACAGGATAAAGCTCTGATTCCTCCTATAGCGTCCCCCAACCCGTCATGGCCGGGCTGGATGGCGGGGTTTAACCCGCCATGACCCGGCCATCCAGTCTCGACGCCCGACTCCCACAACTCGTCATGGCCGGGCTTGACCCGGCCATCCAGCCTAGCACCGTGCATTCCTCTAATCCGATGGGATTCCATATCAAGTTAAGCTGGTTGCAGTTGAGAACACACTGGTTCTATGCCGCAACGGCGGCATCTGCTTGAATCTCCTCGGCGCAACCACCGACCCCCGGTAGTGCATATGCGCCCTGGGGAGCCCCGCGGCGCAAGTTTCGGGGCTTTCCTGTTGCAAAGCGTGGTCACTTTCGCCTTTAGACGAACAAGGTCGCTCTCCTCGCGAGTCGGCCTTCTTTGCCGCCATCACAATTCTCAAAAACGTTCCGCAACGTTCCACCGCACGGCTTGAGGACGTTCCCGTGAGAACGATAAATCTGAAGTTGGTCCAGATTCCGAAAAGGTCATGCCGCGGCCGATGGTGAGGCAGCGCCCTGAGTTAGCTCCTCTGCGCGACCGGCCAGAAGCACAGCGAACCGGCCCAATAGGAACTTTGACTACTGCTTCCAGTTAAGCTGCAGCGAGGTTCTAGGATGGTTCGATTTGGTCTGGTTGCATATTTTTTGACCCTCCTGGGTGCCTCCACAACTTTTGCTCAGGGTCTCGACATCGAAGCAGTAAACAAGGCGACCTACCAGGAAGGCGCCAAGGCCCGACGACCGCTTACGATCAAGCTTCAAATCCTGCTCGACCGCGCCCACGCTTCGCCAGGTATCATCGACGGCCGCGACGGTAACAATATCAGAAATGCGCTGCGCATGTTCGAGGAGCGATCCAACCTGCCTGTCGATGGCAAGCTTGATCCTGAGGTGTGGGGGCTGCTGCAGCATGGCACAGATGAAGTGATCGTCCGATACGACCTTACAGCCGAAGATGTGAAAGGTCCGTTTGTCGAGAAAATTCCGGCAGATTATGCCGAGATGGCTCAGATGAAACGGCTTTCCTATACCGGTCCCCTCGAACTCCTTTCGGAGAAGTTCCACATCCACCCCGATCTCCTCAAGGCGCTAAATCCTGGCACACAGTTTACAGCAGGCAATCAAATAGCCGTTCCCAATGTGCGGGACAACGTACCGACTGAAAGAGTTGCAAAGGTAGAGATCGACAAGAAGCAAAGCACCGTTCGGGGCTTCACCACCGACGGCAAGCTTCTCGTGTCTTATCCGGCGACCATTGGTAGCCGGGACAATCCCAGTCCGGAGGGAATAATGAATGTGAAAGGGATCGCTGAAAATCCGAGTTACTCTTATCGCCCCGAAAAGAATTTTCAGCAGGGCGACAATACGGACCCCTTGGAACTGCCCCCTGGGCCAAACAATCCGGTCGGCTCCGTCTGGATCGACTTGACCAAGGACACCTATGGCATACACGGAACTCCTGATCCGGCAGCAATCGGCAAAACGGCCTCGCATGGCTGCGTACGACTGACAAACTGGGACGCCGAGGAGCTTGCTAAGCTGGTGAAGCCTGGCACTAAAGTGTCCTTCGTCGACGGCAAACAATAGAAGGCACAACGGCGCCAGCGTCAGGCTCACCAGCTATTCAAACGCAGTCGGGCTGGCTTGGCCGGCGGCGGGATTTTGGATGGGCGAAGGGGCGTGCCTCATGCAAAAAAATCGAGCTTGCTACCGACAATGTTTGACATTGCGGGCCGAAGCGTGAGAGTCGGGAAATTACAAGATCAGAAGATGTGCGCCCGGACGAACCCTCTCCGGGCGTTTTGTTTCGGCGCTCTCGCTAGCGCGCAATCAGGACGGCCCTGGGCGAGTGATCAGCCCGCCGTTAACCCGGCTTAAGCCGGGACCCTTCAAGGAAAACACAGCATGACCGACCAGCCCGTCACCCCGGACAGCGTCTCTCTTTCGCCCGCCACGACCGACGCGAACCCGTCGTCGCGCGCCTCGATCGATCGCGCCTTTGCCTCCGTCGCCGCGGCCGACACGGCGCCGGAGACCGGCGATGCCGCTCCACCCGCCGAAACAGCGCCTTCATTCGCTGAGGTCCCCTCGCGCTTCTCGACCGATGCAAAGTCCGCCTGGCCGGCGCTTCCCGATGCCATAAAGGCTGAAACCTGGCGCGCCCTGCGTGAGCTTGAATCCGGCATCGGCCGCTATCAGAAGGATTTCGAGCCGCTGAAGCCCTGGCTCGATCTGGCGCGTCAGCACAATACGACGCTGCCTGAGGCAATGGAGCGTTATACCGCGCTAGATCGCGCCCTTCTTTCCGCCGAGCCCGAGCAGAAGCTCGCCGCCATCAACGCCGTGCTCGCCCATGCCGGCATCGACCCGGCCGATTTCGCCAAGCAGACGCTGGCCGCCGGCAAGCCGCCCGGCCCGACCGATGCCGAGGCGCCCCTCAATGAATTGCGCCGCGCCATTGCCGATCTGCGCAGCGAGATGGGCGGCATCACATCGTCCCTGGCCGATCGCCGCCGTCTCGAGAGCCAGCGTGAGCTCAGCGCCTTCGCCAAGGACCACACTCGCCTCGCCGATCCGAAATTTCAGGAGACCTTCAACCGTCTGCTCGAAACCGGCATGGCCGAGGGGCTGGAGGCCGCCTATGCCATGGCCGACCGCCTCGACCCCCTGCCGCCGGCCCCAAAGGATCAGACCCTCAAGGGCCAGCTCTCCATTTCCGGCGCGCCTGCTTCCGGCTCAAACCCGCTGACCCGCAAACCGCCGGTGACGCCCCGCGAAAGCCTCGACCGCTCCTTCGCCTCGCTGGGCCTCGGCTGATCGCGCCGCAACCGTCTCCGCCATCCTCACGCTGAGGTGCTCGCGTAGCGAGCCTCGAAGCGCCTTAAGGAACAGCTCATGCCCCTCAACGCCAATGACCGCCTGCAGGAGGCGTTTTCCCTCGCCGTGGAAGACCGCTCCCAGGGCTATGCCGACCTCGTCTCGAACTCGAACGCGCTTCTCTACATCATGAAGCAGCGCAACCAGTTCAAGACTTTCTCCGGCCCTGTGATCCGCGAGCGCCTGCTCTACAATGAGAGCGGTACCTATACCCGCTATGCAGGCTACGAGTTCCTCAACCCGCAGCCGGCCGAGCTCTTCAACGATGCCGAATTCACCCCCAAGCTCGCCGCCGTGTCGGTGACCTTGTCGGGCGAGGACATTCTCAAGAATTCCGGCACCAGCCAGCTCAAGGACATCATGGAAGAGCACATGATGGCGGCCGAGCAGGAGCTGACTGACCGTTTCGTCGAAGATCTTCATTCAGCCGGCACCGCGTCGAACCAGATCGGCGGGCTGCAGCTCGTCATTCCAACGACGGTGAGTGTGGGCACCTATGGTGGCATCGCCCGCTCCAACCCGATCTGGCAGACGACGTCCTTCGACGCCAACTCGGCTTTCGCCGGCATCAATACCGTCTCGGCCGCGACGGTGAAGACGATCTTCGACAACATCATGATCACCAGGAGTCGCGCCAACAAGGGCCCGAACCTCATCCTGTGCTCGTCTGAGCATTACATCGCCTATACCGCGGCAACCGTCGCCATCCAGCAGATCACCAACGAGAACGAGCTCGGCAAGCTCGGCTTCACCTCGCTCAAATATTTCGGCGCCGGCAAGTCGGTCGATGTGGTGCTCGAGGGTGGCATCGGTTCCGCCATGCCCGCCAACACCACCTACTTCATCGACACATCGGCCTTGCGCTTCCGCTATCACCCCGACCGCAATTTCGTGAAGTTCGGCGGCAAGCAGGCGCCCATCAACCAGGATGCCATCGTCCAGCATATCGGCTTCTTCGGCGAGCTGACCATGAACAATCCCTTGCACATTGCCAAGCTCTACGACTCGGCGCCATAGCAGTTCCCAACGCGTCTTCACTCACGCTGAGGGCCTCGCGCAGCGAGCCTCGAAGCGCCTTTTTCGCCCTAGCATTTTAGCGCCCCACCGCCGCAACCGTGCGGAAACTCACAACCCCGCGCGCCAACTCGCGGTCTAATGGATCGCTCCGAAAGGAAACCCATCATGTTTGCCATTCAGGAGAACACCCTCATTGGCCAGGCGATCGCCGACACCTCCGCGGTCGCGCGCCACGCGCTCGGCACCATCATCCGCGCCAAGGACCCGCTGCTCGGTGCCAGTGAGCACATTTATCTCAAAGGTGCCGCCTCGACGGTGCTGGGCTCGGTCGTCATCTACAATCCGGATGACTTCTCGACCTCGCTTCTTGCCCCCAATGACATCGGCCCGGTGGCAGTCGCTATGTCGGCTTGCGTCGCCGGCCAATTCGGCTGGTATCAGATATTCGGCAAGGCGGTGGTAAAGGCCGGGACGGTGGCCGACAACGCCAATGTCTATGCGACGGCAACCCCCGGTCAGGTGGACGACGCCGTCGTCGCCGGCGACCGGGTGAAGAACGCCAAATTCGCTTCCGCCGATGGCACACCCTCGGCAGGCCTCGCCGAATGCGAGATCTGGCGACCCTTCATGGATGACGGCGTGGCCGCCTGATTTGAGGCCAGCCGATCGTTGAAGTGAAGGTCGATCGGATACCTCAATGGCGAGTGGCCGATGTTTTGCTTGGAGGTGCCTCGGTATAGGACCTCTGTCTTAAAATGGACTATGCCGGCAGCCCCCGGAAGACGGCTCCGGGGGCTGTCCCTCCACCCCAGTGATTCGGCCGCGGATGTGGAAACGGGAACGCCCCCGCATCCTTTTCCGGCTTATGGCTGCCGGGCGCCTGCAAACCCAAATCTTTGAACGAACTTTGCGAGGAGCAAACCCATGCCGGCCTCCAGCGATACCCGCCACCTCCACATCACCTTCTCCCTCGAGCCCGTCGAGAACCCCAATAAATCCCGCGCCCAGGGTCGCCCGATCTTCGAGGATCGCGAGATGGTCGAGATCAAATTCGTCGGCGACCCCAAGAAGGTCCTCGTCGCGCCGGCGCATGAGAAATTCACCCGCGATCAGGGCTCGGGCCACTGGCTGACCTATGCCCAGGCCTTTCATCGCCATTACGAGGTCTTCAAGACCGGCGAGGCGGCGAAAGGCGAGGGGACGCCGATCGATGAATTGCCCTTCCTCACCGCCGCGCGCCGCGCCGAATTGCGCGCGCTTCACATCCACACCGCGGAAGCCTTGAGCGGGCTCGAAGGCGCGCCGCTCGCCAATCTCGGGCCGTTCGGACGCGAGCTGAAGGACAAGGCCGCGGCCTATATCACGCGGGCAAAGAACTCCGCCGCCGACAATGGCCTCATCGAGGAGAACGCCAATTTGCGCCGCCGCCTCGAGGCTTTGGAAGCGAAGGAAGCGGCACGCGCCGGAGACAACCGCCATCAGCCGGCCGACCAGCCGCAGCCCAATCGGCTGCAGGATCAGCAGCGCCCGCATAAGCGCCATCATAATCACGATCACCGGGCGCACTATCAGTTCAAGCCGGATGCCCCGCAGCCTCCGGTCACCTCGCCATCGCCCGGCGATGCGCAATGACCGTCCTCTCGACCATTCACAATGTCTCGGCCGTCATCGCCCTCAACAAGCCCTCGGTCGTGTTCAGCTCGACCGAGCGCGAGCATTTCGAATTGCAGGTCCTCGCCAATTCCTGCGCCCGCTATATCGCCCAGGACTACGAATGGCAGGCGCTGAAAGCGCGCGGCCTCATTTCGGGCGATGGCGCGAGCACCAGCTTTCCGTTGCCTCTCGACTATGATCGCATGCTGAAGGAAGGCGAGCTCTGGTCCGACCGTCTGCAATCTCCCTTGACCCACATCGTCTCGACCGATCACTGGCTCTCCCTCGACATTCGCTCCTTCCAGACGGTGACCGGTGCCTGGACGCTGCTCAACAACGAGATCGCCGTGAAGCCCGCGCCCGCCACTGGCGAGACCATCAGCTGGTATTACCTGTCGTCGCGCTGGGCCCGCGGCAATGACGGTGGCGCCAAACCCGCCTTCACCGCCGATGATGATGCCTTTCGCCTGCCGGAAAGCCTGCTCGAATTGTGCATGATCTGGAAATGGCGCGCCAATAAGGGCCTCCCCTTTGCGCAGTACCAGGACAATTATGAAGACGAGAAGGAGAAGCGCATCGCCGCTGACAAAGGGTCGCGCATCCTGCGCGTCGGCCGCACGCGTCGTCGCGCCCGGGTCGCTTATCCTCTCGCGATCGTGCCCTGATGCCCCGCTTCCGCCGCCGTTCCGTTTCCAGGGCAGCAGCGCGCGCACTTCCCAGAAGCTTCCCGGCGCCGGTCAAGGGCTGGATCCAGTCGCAAAGCCCTGCCATCGACAATCCGGGAGGCGCCAGCATCCTCGAGAATTTCTTTCCGACCACGCGGGGCATAAGGCCCAGAGGCGGTTCGCTGCGGCACGCCAGCATAGATGATCCGGTGCAAAGCCTGCTGGTGTGGCGCAGCGGCACACTCGAGCGGCTCTTCGCCAGTGATGCTCATTCCCTCTACAACGTCACGGCGCCAGCGAGTCCGACAATTCAGCCGCCGGCCGACGTGACGGGTCAATCGGGCGGTTTCTATTCCGGCGCGATGTTCGCCAACAGCGGCGGCGACTTCCTGGTCGCCGTAAACGGCAGCGATAGCCGGTTGCTTTATGACGGCTCGTCCTGGTCGACTGCGCCGGCGATCACCGGCGTTTCCTCCGCGGCGCTCTCCTATGTGTGGGTGTTCAAGAACCGTCTGTTCTTTGTGGAGAAGGACACGATGAACGCCTGGTGCCTTGCCGTCGATGCGATAGGCGGTGCCGCTGTCCAGATATCGCTGTCGGGCGTGTTCAAGAAGGGGGGCTCCCTTCTTTTCGGTGAAACCTGGTCAGTCGATGCCGGAGACGGCCTCGATGACATCTGCGTGTTCATCAGCACCACCGGCGAGGTAGCCGCCTTTTCGGGCAGCGATCCCGCCGACCCCGATAACTGGTCGGCGATCGGCCGCTACGATATTGGGAGACCGCTGGGTCAGAACGCACATTTCCGCGCTGGCGGCGATCTGATCATCGCGACGACGGATGGTCTGGTACCGCTTTCGGCCGCCATGGACAAGGATCCGGCGGCGCTGACGCTTGCCGCCATCACCCGCAGCATCGAAGAGGAATGGAAGCGCCAGGCTGTCGCGCGTGAATCGTCGAAATTCTGGGCGTGCGTCAAATGGGTGGCCCGCAATATGGCGATCATCGGCCTGCCGACGGTGGGGGCTTCCGAAACCTATTGCTATGTCGTCAATCTCCTGACCGGTGCATGGGCGAAATATACCGGCTGGGACATCGCCGCTTTGGCGGAGCTCGGCAATATCGTCCTCTTCGCCACCTCTTCCGGCGGGATATTCATTGCCGAAGCGGGCGGCACGGATGACGGCAACGCTTACGCATCGACCTTTGTGGGGCTTTACGATCATCTGGGCATGCCGTCCGCCGCCAAGACAGTAAAGATGGCGCGCTCGACCTGGCTGTTCCGCAAACCTTTCCTCCCGAAGATTTCCTTCTCCTTCGATTATTTGCCCAGGTTCGGCGCCTACCCGAATGCCGCCATCCACCCCGACCTCGATGTCTGGGATCTGGGTCTATGGAATGTGGCGATGTGGGATTCGGGCACATCGCTCGAGACCGTGACGCGTTGGGTTTCGGTGGCCGGCAACGGCTTTGCGGTGGCGCCCTCGGTGCAGATCACCCATTCGCATGCGGCCCCGCCCGAAGCCGAGCTGATCTCGATCGATCTTCTCTATGAAATGGGAGGCATCGCGGTGTGAGGCATTTTCCCTTCTCCCGCTTGCGGGAGAAGGTGGCCGAAGGCCGGATGAGGGTGTTGGCTCCGGAGGTGACGATGATGCGACTCATCTATGGCAATGATGAAACTGTAGCCGCATTCGTCGCAAGCCGCATTCCGTTCTGTGTCACCCGCGGCTTCGACCAGTTTTCGGCGATCGGGGTTGCGCGCGATGAACAGCTGGTCGGAGGCTTTGTCTTCCATGACTATGCACCGGAATTCGGTGTCATCGAGCTGAGCTTTGCTTCTGCCGATCCACGCTGGCTGACGCGACCTGTTCTTTACGGCGTGTTTTCCTATGTGTTCGACGCAATGGGCTGCCAGATGGCCTGTTCGAGAACACCCGCCAGTTTGAGTCCAGCTCTCCGAATGCTGCGGGCATACGGCTTCAAGCAAGTGACGGTGCCGCGACTCTTCGGTCGCGAGGAAGGCGGTATCATTTCAACACTGACCATCGAGGACTGGAAGTCCAACGGCTTTCACAGATCACGATCACTTCAGCCTAAAGGCTGAGGTGATGACGTGATCGTCACCAGAATTTGCGCGGCATCGCGCAAGGAGAACGCTCATGGGTAAATCCAAAGCCCCCAAACCGCCCGATCCCAGCAAGACCGCGGCCGCGCAGACCGCCACCAATATCGGAACCGCCATTGCCGAGGGGAGACTGAATCAAGTCAATCAGGTGACCCCTGACGGCACGCTGACCTATTCGCAGAGCGGCACTTATGACTATGTCGATCCGCTGACGGGCAGGGTGCACAGGATTCCGCTGACGACGGCCACCACCAGGCTGTCGGATGCCCAGCAGGCGATCAAGGACCAGGATGATGCAGCAGAGCTCAATCTGGCAACGCTTGCCCGCAACCAGTCGGGCCGGCTCGATGAGCTCTTGAGCCGGCCGCTCGAGCTTGATAATGCGGCTGTCGAGGGACGGCTCATGGACCTCGGCAGCAAGCGGCTGCTGCCTGAACTTGACCGCCGGCGCCAGTCTCTGGAACAGCAAATGGCTGATCGCGGCATCAGGCCAGGCTCGGCAGCCTATGATCGTGCCATGCAAAATCTGGGGCAACAGGAGAATGACGCATGGAATGAGCTCATGCTGTCGGGACGCGGCCAGGCGGTCCAGGAATTGCTGACGAAGCGCAATCAGCCGCTGAACGAGATCACCGCCTTGCTGTCCGGCGCCCAGGTGAACCAGCCCAGTTTCACCAGCACGCCCAGGAGCAATGTGGCGAACACGAATTTTGCCGATCAGGTCAATGCCAGCTACCAGGGCCAGCTCGAAGCCTGGAAGGCGAAGCAGGCCGAGAGGCAGGCGCTCATGGGTGGTCTCTTCAGCCTGGGCACCGCGTTGATCTCCGATCGGCGCGCCAAGACCGACATCCAAAAAGTGGGGCGCACCAATGACGGCCAGCCCGTCTATGCGTTCAAATACAAGGGTGGCGGGCCGATGCATCTCGGCCTGATGGCCGACGAGGTCGAGCGCCGAACCCCTCGGGCGGTGACGCGCCATCCGAGCGGCCTCAAGCAGGTCGACTATGAGCGCGCTCTCGCACCGTCTCGTCATCGCAGGGCTGGCGAACTTTAACCCAGCCATCAAGTCCATCCGCCTCGCAACGCTTCTCCCCAACTCGTCATTGCGAGGCGTAACCCGGCCATCGAGTGCATCCGCCTGGCGACGCTCTCCCCCGTTCGTCATGGCCGGGCGCGACCCGGCCATCCAGTCCATCAGCGCTTAGTCCTGCGGAACTCGGGAACTTCAAGTGCAGAAACATCTACGATCCGATAGCGAATGCAAAGAGGAACCAATGCCTCGCACTTTCATTGTCGTGTGCTTCTCCGCCCGGAGAATTTCACAAGGGACGCTCTATGAAACGAATTCTCTTCCTCGCAACCGCCTGTCTCCTCTTCTCAGCCCCGGTCTTTGCCGCCACCGATGCTGAATGCGATGCCACATGGAAGCAGGCCGACACCAATGGTGATGGCAAGCTTGCGGGCGCTGAAGGTGCCCGCTATGTCGCCGCGATGCGCGTCAACGGCAAGAGCGCGCCGACCGATGGAACCATCGACAAGGCCGCCTTCATCCAGAACTGCAAGGCTGATGTCTTCACCACCGCGGCTGTCGACGAAGGCGCGCCGCTCGAAGGCGCCAACAGCTTCACCGAAGGCCAGGCGCAGGATCGCATCCTGGCCGCCGGCTTTTCGGATGTCTCAGGCCTGACCAAGGACGATAAGGGCATCTGGCGCGGCACCGCCACCAAAGACGGAAAATCCGTCAAGGTCGCCCTCGATTACAAGGGCAACGTCGTTTCCAACTGATATCCGGTCATTGACTGGAAGAAAGGCATCCTATGCAGATGATCAACAAGGTCTATGACAGTTATGAGCAGGCGCGCACTGCTGTGAATGAGCTCGAATCAGCGGGCATTCCCTCTGCTTCGATCAGCGTCATCGCCAACAAGCAGGTCAGCGCCAAATACGTTGACCATGATGACGACACATCCAATACGGCGGCGGGTGCCGGCGCTGGCGCGGTTCTCGGCGGCGGCGCTGGCTTGCTCGCCGGGCTCGGCGTTCTTGCAATTCCCGGCATCGGCCCCATCGTTGCGGCGGGTTGGCTTGCTGCCGCGGCGGCCGGCGCGGTTGCGGGCGGCGCCGCTGGCGGCATGGTTGGCGCCCTGGTCGATGCCGGAGTGTCCGAAAGCGATGCGCATGTTTATTCCGAAGCGATTCGCCGTGGCCGCACCCTGGTCTCGGTCAGGGCGGAAGGCGAGCAGGCAGAACGCGCGCAGTCCATTTTGAATCGCCATGCCCCGCTCGATGCCGACCGCCTGGCGAGCGATTACCGCAACACCGGCTGGAAGCGTTTCGATCCCAATGCCGGTCCCTATGAAATGAGCGAGGTCGAGCTCGAACGCGCACGCCGGCTCTGACAATATTTCCGTCTCTCCAAAAAGAGGCGGAACTCCGGCTTTGCATGCGAGTTGTCCGTCTCGGTCACGCACCTCGCTTTTTCGACAGGGAGTCTTTCGATGGACGTTACGTTCGCCAAGCCCGTTCGCATTCTCGTGGGCCTGGGCTTTCCGGCCAGCATTTCCAGCGTCGAGGACGCCCACAAGTTTCTGTCCGATATCAAGGTTTCGTCCGACCGGCAGTCGCATTCCATGGCGCTCGAGGCCTGCGAGGCGGCAATGAACGGAGAGATTGACGTTGAGATTGCGCGAACCGCCTTTGAGGCCTTCGCCGATCGGCGCGCCATGCTCCTGCCGCCGCTTCTGCCGTCGCGATCTGCTGAACGCAGGCTCGCCCGGCTGAGTCATTAGGGATCAGACAAGCTGCAGTCTCTGAAAAACTAAGCCCCGGCCTCTCATGGAGGACCGGGGCTTGTTGATCTTGGACCTCCGTGGACGGCGATCTCGGACGACCAAGATGGTCAGACTCTAAACTGACCATCAGTACAACACAACCCTGGGGATAACTCAGTTCGGTTTCTCGCCGGCAAACAGTTTCGTCAGGCCCACCGCCAGCCTCTGCATGATATTGGCAGGCACCTGGTAGGAGGTGACGATACCGTCTTTCGTCTCGAGGCTCAGGATCGGATCGGGATAGCCCTTGGCGCCACCGACGCTCAGCGTCTTCACATCGGCGATCTCGCTCAGGAACTCGGTCTGCTTGCCGGCGCTCTGCAGCTGCTTATGCGCCTCTAGTGTCCTGGCCGAAAGCAGGCGGATCAGATGGCCGCTTAGCGACACCGGCAGTTTGACCGTCATCAGCCCGGAATCGGCCGTCTCGAAGGTGATTATTATGGTGTTCCCGTCATCGGCAATCTGGGTTTCGCCAATACCATTGGGATCGAACGTCGACATTATCTGCAGCTCTCCGGAATCTAAGGTCACGGGGACACTACAGCATCGGACCGAAAAGTGCGAAGCGGTTTTGGGCCGCTGCTCAGCTTTGCGTGGCCGGCTTAGATGGTTTGCCGAACGTCGGGCAGGAATAGGCGTTGGGCTGGTCGGCGACGCTGTTCTCGAAATTCTCGAACGGCATCCAGTACATGCAATAGGTGTTGCCGATATTATCGCGCTCGCGCGAATAATTGACGCCGAACCCATTCACATAAAGATAACCAAAGATGCCGGCCACCGCGACGATGGCGCAGATAACGAAGTGAACCAGGAAAGTCCCTCGGTCGCGGCGATTGTCGATCAGCATGGTGGTCATTTGGATTTTCCTCGCCAGTTCACCAACACGAATCCCAGGGCGATGATAGCAAGCGCCGCGAGGACCGCCCAGATCCCCCAGCTCGTCGTCACGATAAGCCACTTCGAGCCCCAGGCCGCCGCAAACAGCACAACCAGCGTCACAATTCCCGCCGCCAGCCTGCCCCCGCCGGTCTCGAGCCCGCCCATGGCGGCTCAGGATAGCAATTCCGCTGCGTAATTCCAGCCTCGGGCGCTGCCTTTCAACGACTTTAATGAGGAAATTTCCATGCCAAGGAACGGTTCCGGCATCTATGGACCGCCCGCTGGTACAGCGGCTGTCCCCAACACCACCATCGAAAGTGCCGATTACAATTCCGTGGTGGCCGACCTCTCGCAGGCTTTGACCGACAGCATCAATGTCGCCGGCACGGCGCCGTTCCAGGGCAATCAGTCCATGGGTGACAACAAGCTCGTCAATCTGTCCGCGGGGTCGGCTGCGGGCGACAGCGTCAACCTCGGACAGGTTCAAACCGGCACCGTCGCGCATGCGGCCACAATTGGCGGAACCGCGGATGCGATCGCGCTCATCTTCTCTCCACCCTTCTCGGCCTATGTGGCGAAGATGCGTTTCCGCTTCACGGCGGGCTTTGCGAATACGCTTGCGGCTCCGACCATCAATGTCGATGGCCTCGGCTTGAAGACGATCAAGAAGCTGAACGGTGTGGCGCTGGAGCCGGGTGACATTGCCGGCCCCGGCCATGTTTGCGAATGCGTCTATGATGGCACGGACGTGCTGCTGTTGAATTTCGCACCGATGACGACGGCCGAGGCAAATGTCTTCACGGAGCGGCAGACCTTCAACCGCCCGATCATCTCACCGGTAAGCACCTTGGCCGATGCCGCGACGATCGCCTGGAACATGAATGCGAACAGCGTCAATGTCCGCATCGTGCTTTCGGCTTCGCGGTCACTTGGTCTCCCGACCAACCTCAACACCGGCCAGTCCGGCCTGATCATCATCCAGCAGGATGGAACCGGTGGCTGGTCCCTCACTCCCAATGCCATCTTCAAGCAGCCGGGCGGACAGACCGTCTTCGACTTGGACAAGACCGCCAACACCAAGACGCTCTATCGCTATGAGGTCATCGAGGATCACACCACCACCAAGATCGTCCTCATCAAGCGTTTGTGGAGCGAGGGTAAAACCTCGTTTGGCTTCTACAAGGATTACCCCATCAATATCACAACAACGCGCGTTGTCCGCACCCAGGCCCACGGCCTTGGCAGGCATCCGGCTTTCGTCAACTTCTTTATTGAGAACACATCGGCCGAGCTTGGTTTTTCGGTAGGCGAGCGCGTCTCTCTGCCCTCACCCTCCAACGTTGATAGCGGCGGCGGCGGCAACATAAATGGTTTCAACCTCTCTCACGACACGACGAATTGTTACGTCATCATCGGCGATACCATCCCGGTGCACCAAAAGGCGGCCACCATCGGCAATATGTTCGGTATCGATCTGAACAAGTGGGACGGCATCTTGCGGGTGTACGAATGATCGCGGCCAAGATCAATTTCAGCGTCGCCTTCGCCGCGATCACCATCAAAGGATGGCTGCCCACAGTGGATCAAGTTTCTGCCGCCGCAGCTCTCTGGATTCCGATCCTGGGCTTCGTCTTGCTCGTGCTCCAGATCGCTAAATTGATCTGGGATTGGGCACGAAAACCCAAACAGTAACCACGCCTCTCCATCAAAAGGAACGAATGCCATGAGCAACCTCACGCGGGGGGGTGCCACCATTGCTTTGCTCGTCGGCCTGCTCGGCGGGTTCGAAGGTATCAGGCTCACCGCCTATCCCGATCCCGCGACCGGCGGAAAGCCATGGACTGTCTGCTACGGCCACACCGAAGGCGTCCGGCCCGGCGACCGCTACACCTTGGCGGAATGCAAGGAGATGCTGCGACAGGATCTTGGCGCCTATGCCTCTGGCATCGAGCAGTGCGTCAGGGTCCCGCTGCCCGACAAGCGCTGGATCGCGCTGGTGAGTTTTGCCTACAATGTTGGGGTGCAGGCGGCGTGCAGCTCGAGCGTGGTGCGTCTGATCAATGCGGCCCGCACGCGAGACGGCTGCAACGCGCTCCTGAAGTGGAATAGGGCGGCCGGCATCGTTTTCCCCGGTCTCACCAAGCGACGCCAGCGGGAGCAGGCGCTTTGCCTGGACGGCGCATGAGCTGGCTCGTTCGTCTGGGGCTTGGCGGCGTCGGTCTCAAGGGTTGGGCCTGGCTCGGCATCGCAGCGGCCGGTCTCACCTTCGCAATCTGGCTTTGCTCCAAACTCTATCTCGCCGGCGTCTACGCCGAACGCATCAGGAACTACGAGGACCAGATTGCGCAGCTCAAGGCCGATTTGATCGCCAATGAGGTCATCAGTCGGCAGGCCGACGCCGATGCGCGAGCTGCGGAAGAGGAAGAGCGAAAATTGAAGGAACTCGTCGATGCGCTTCAGAATGACAAGTCTTGCCCCCTTACTCGCGATCATGTTGACGGCCTGCGCCGGATCGACGAAAGCCCCTGACATCCGCGTGCCGCTGCCCGAACCACCGGAACGGCTGCAGACAAAGTGCGATTTCCCGCATGTATCTGTGGGTCAGGACGCTGTCCAGGCGCTCTACCAGAGCCGGGCGTCACTCAAGACCTGCGAGGGCAAGCGGCGCGACTGGCAGAAATTCTATGGCGTGGTCAGGTCGAAGCGATCGTGAATTGATCGCCATTTCGCAGCCTTCAGTACTCTGTCACATCTTTGACTTGAGGAATGCAATCAGGTCTGCCCGCTCGGTATCTCGCCTGACGGGGGGCGCGTTCATATTGGTGCCCTTGACGAGGTCCGATGGACCTTTGAAAAAAATGTCCAAAGTCGCCTCGTCCCAGACTGCCCCAGTTTTACCGAAATCCCACATGGCCTTCGAATAGGTAAACCCGTCAGCGGTTGCCACAGGCCGACCAACGATTCCTACGAGGTATGGACCGTGCTTGTTGACTTTTTCAGTGATGGAATGGCAGGACAGGCATCGTGCAAAAACCTTCTCGCCTTCTGCGATATTGCCATCCGCAAAGGATGTTTGGGCAAACAAGGGAAGGCAAAGCACGGCAAGAGCTCCGGCCCGGATCATGTGCAGTCTCCCGGCCGACAGCCCCTTGCCTATGAGAGTGGAGTATGCATTACGCCAAGTCAATCAATCAGGGCGGCTTTGACACGATGAACCTAGGCGATGTCCGAGTTAAGAAGCCCGATAGTCGCTATTAAAGTGAGGCGCATCAGCCGTGGGTTCCCGTCTTCGCCAGTCCCAGATACCGAACCCAAAGCTCCCATGCCTCGTTCAGTTTCTCGAAGGACTCATCCAGCGTATCGGTCCTTCCGCCCTGCGGCAGATCCCGCGGCGCACGCTGGCTGCTGATTGTAATCGACATGCCCCAGGCCCAATAGGACTGCTTTTCGATCCATTGCCGCTCGATCAGATGCCACTCCATCACTTCGATGATGACGCCGACGGCGATCCTGCCGCTGAATGCGGAATAGACTTTGCCCTGGCAGCGCGGACGCTTCTCGGGCTCAGGCTCTTTCTCAATCCGGAGCGCCAT